AAACACGACTCCATAGAGGTGAAGGTCTTTCCATCGGACCGACGCCGAGCCGAGATCGTCTGTGTTGTCGGTATCGCTTACGAGCGATGTGTTGATTGCCACCGCAGCGAGGTTCGACAGCGCCGTGTTTGCCCCGCCACCACCCGCCGCGCTCCACGTCGTCGTGCCGTCCGTCTGACCCGTGAGGACGTAGCCGTTCGACGCGGGAGCCGCGCTCGGCAGCGTCATCGTCCAGGTGGTCGGGGTCGCGGGGGCCTTGACCCCGACGTAGCCGGAAGTCCCGCCCAGGAAGCGCAGAACGAGCCCCTTCGCCGTCGGGATGATGTCCGTCGCGGTTCGGTAGATGGCTGCAATCACGCCCACGGTTGCCTCCGTTCCCGGTCACCTGGGGTGAGCGTCGGGCCGGGCACTACTGCACCTGTGCGGAGGCTGCGCCACAGAACGTCACGTCGGCCTCCTTAGCTTGAGTAGGTCCAGGTGCCGGTCTCGCGCACCGCGATCCACTCCGTCGCGTTGATCGCGAGCAGCTCGATCACGGCGCGCTGCGTGGTCGTCTCCACGTAGCCCGCCGTGGGCGTCACGCTGCCCACCTTGCCGATCGTGTCGCCCGTCGCCGCCACGATGCGCATCCCGTCCGTGTCCTGGCAGACGAACGTGTAGCGGAGCCCCTTGCGGGCCGTCGGCAGCGTGTGGTAGTTCGCGGCGGTCGCGCCCTCGTTTGTGAGGATCTTCCCGGCCTCGTCCTCGGTGAGGACGTTCGGGGCGCCCGAGACTGCCGTGTTCACCTCGACGACCTGCGCGCCGTCGATGAAGCCGGAGCGGGCGATCTCCCGAAGCGTGACCGGCGAGGCGCCCGTGTCCACCCAGAAGAGGACCCACTGCTGGGTACCCGCGAGGATGACGTCCTGGCCGTGCGAGAGGCTGAGCTGGCCCGCACCGCCCGCCTCGTGCTTGAGCGTCACGACGCGCGCGGAGTTCTCCATGCGGAGCAGAATCCACTGCGCCGAGATGCCGGAGACGATCACGTTCGCGAGGTCGTCCGACGCCGCGTCCGACTCCGTGTCGATCGTGTGCTGAGCACGCGTCGCGGTGACCGATCCTGACGCGATCGTCAGCTCGGACTCGTCGGAGCCGCCCGGCAGCTCGCGCGTGACGGCAAGCCAGTCATTGAGCGCGGTCTGCCCGGCCGACGTGGTCGGAGACGTCGAAAAGAAGCCTGCAGCGGGGAGGGCCATTCCCCGAGATTCCGCCCCTGCTTAGCCGCCCCTCAGTAGCCGCGGATCGTCACGTCGAGGAGCGTCGTCGTCTCGGTGCCGTTCACGTAGGTGCGGAGCGCCGGACCCTTCGCCCGGCTCCGGCTCGTGACGCCCACCTCGACCGGGGTGCCCGTGGTGGCCGCCACCGTGCGCACCTCGGCGATCCGGCGCCACTCCTCGCCGGGGCTGGCCCGGGTGCCGCCGAGCGCGGGCACGCTGAGCCCCTGGACGTGGCGCACGCGAGCCTCCGAGGAAACCGTCACGGCGAGCGCCGAGACGACCGCGGACTCGAAGCCGCCCGGCACCATGAGGCGGAACTCGTACTTCCCGACGGCGACCGGGTTCAGCCGGCCGGGCCAGGGTCGCCACGGCTTCGGGCTCTGCGAGGTGAACATCGGGTCGGAGCCCGTCGTGCTGAACAGCGGGTCGTGCGGGTTGAGCGGGAACCAGGGCTCCGGCTCGTTCAGCCGGTACTCGAGACGCCATCCCTCGCCCGTGCAGGTCACGTCCGCCGTCAGCGTGCTGCGCGGGCCTTCCTCGCCGCAGTGTACGGTGAAGCTCCACACGTACTCGATCCAGCTGTAGAGGGTGCCCGAGAAGTTCCCGGCGCCGTTGCGGTTGAAGCAACGGGCCGCGCCGCCCCACATGAGGCCGAACAGGGGAGCCTCGGGATCGGGCGAGAAGAGGGGCGTGTCCGCGTTGATGCTGAACATCGGCTCGACGCCATCCGCGAAGAACGGCACAGTGCCGCCGGACACGGCCGTCGTGAGGGTCGCCCCGCCCGCCGTCGCCCCCTGGATCTCGCCGGTGAAGCCGAGCGCCGATTCGTCCACGCGTCGGAGGTCCCGGAACTCGGCCTGATCGTCGATCGGGCCGCGGTCCACGATGACGATCGTCTCCGCGGACTCGTTCCCGTCCCAGTCCACGGCGCGCACGAGGAACGTCCGGATGCCCTTCGGCACCCGGCAGAGGGTCAGCGGCGGGGCGTCACAGATGCCCTCGTGGGCGGGCTCCGCGCGCTCCCAGCCCTCGTGACCGCCCGGCGCGTGGCGCACGAGGAAGCCGCGCAGGTCGGCCACCTCGTGGGGCATCTCCCAGGTCAGGCAGTCGTTCTTCGTGATGCGGACGGACGCCGGAGCCACGGGGGCGCCGGAGTTGCGCTCGACCGTGACGCCGGGCCAGGAGAACCAGTCGGACTGCTCGCCCGTCTCGTCGTCCACCAGGCGGGCGCGGAGCTCGTAGGCGTTGCCGATCTCGAGGCCCGGCACGTCGATCGTCGTGGCCGACTCGGGCCACGTGAGCGCGTGGCGGCGCCACTCCGGCTGCCCGTCCTCGATGTCCGCGGTGCGGCGGTACTCGACCTCGTAGTGCCTCATGCGGTGGCCTTCGCGGGGGCGAGCTGGATTCGCAGCGTGCCCGTCGAGACGGCCCCCGAGGCCGACGAGGACTGCTGCGTCGCGCTCGAGACGGACGCCACGGCGGGCTTCGCGAGCGCCTTGCTGGCCTTCTGCGGGCCCGGCGGAAGCGTGATCTGCGGGTCGTACTTCGGGATCGTCGTCGAATCCGCCGTCAGCACGCCGGGGGCGGCGTCGAAGAGGACCACCTCGGCGCTGAGGTACGAGCCGTCGTTCCCGGACGGCAGCGGGCGGATCTCCTTGACGACGACCTTCGAGGTCTCCGAGCCCGCGACGCCGAACGCGAACCAGTCGCCGGCGACGGGCATCGGGTTCCCGGCCGTGATGGCCGTGGCGAAGGTGAGCGTCGTCTGATCGCCGACGGCAAGCGTGAGGTTCTTCTGGATGGTCGCGCCGGTCGACTTGCGGAAGCGGATGCCGTAGGTGCCGGAGGTCATCGAGCAGGTCTCATCGACGACGACGCCCGTGCAGTCTCCGCCGCTCATCGTGACCGAGACGACGCGTCCGCGCGCGAGACCGAGCAGCGGCACGTCGTGGCTCAGGTAGCCCCAGTCGCCGCGCAACATGTCGAGGTGCTCCATGTCCATCTCGACGATGAACTCCTCGGGGCGGAGCCGAAGCTGCGCGATGTGGTAGCGGCCGAGCTTGTACGCCTGGTCCGCGTTCGCGATCCCCTTCATGTCGAGCCGGTCGAACGTCGCCGCGGTCGCGACCGTGTACCCGTCGTCGGGGACGATCCGCTCCGTGTCGAGGTAGCCCGACTCCGGGTCCACGAACTGCACCTTGAACGCGTTCGGGAGCTGCGTGTAGCTCCGCGTTGCGCGGAAGCCCCGGCTGTTGTGGGGCCCGATGTGAAACGTCGGCGTGACGGTCGTCGTGTCCGGGTCGAGGACGACGCCGAACTTCCCGTCCGTCAGGCCCGAGGTCGCGCGGCCGGCCGCCGCGATGGCCGACAGGATCTCCTTCACGGAGCTGCGGCCCTGGGTCACGTAGCGGAACTCGAAGCTCTTCGTGTCACAGAACTCGTGCCACGCCGCGAGCCGCGTGAGGTTGATCTGCGCGTCCGTCGCCGGGCGGCGGTTCGCCGCGCCCTGCAGGACGTGCCGGTAGAGGCTCGCGGGGTTCGAGGTCGCCCGGGTGATCCACGTCTGCGTGCCCGTGTTCCAGTCGGGGCAGACGGTCTGGAAGACGCCGTTGAGCTGATCCACCACGCTGTTGAAGTTGCCCGTCAGGACGACGCGCGCGGCGATCTGGCAGAGCCCCGTCTGCTTCACCGGGGTTCCGGCGCGCGTCGAGAGCAGCGAGGTCCACTGCGTGTCGTCGAGGACGCCGCGGTCCGTGGCGTCCGGCGTGCGGCGCTTCACGCGCACGTCGTACTGCCCCTCGGTCACGGCCCACGTCTTCGACTTGTAGACGGAGCTGTTCGTGTCGTCGCGGGCCTTGATCGCGGGCGCCGTGACCCACTTGCCGGTGGTCAGCTTCTTCCCAGTCAGCGGGTTCCGGTCGTACTGGAACACCCGCTCGCCGAGGTTCGTCCAAGCGTCCGTCGAGCCGTGCCGCCGGTACTCGATGTCCACCTCGACGACCGTCTCCTTCACCTTGCCCGTGTCGCTGATCCAGATGAGCCCGTTCGGCCAGCCCACGATGACCGTGATGTTCGTCGTGCGGTCGGGCGTGACGTTCTCGACCCAGCCCTTGCGCTCCGTCAGCGGGCGGGCGATCACGAGCTCTTGCACGTCCGTCGAGAACAGCGTGATCGCGGCGTCTGACCCGCCGCCCTGGCGGATCTCGAGCGTGACCTGGTTCCCGCCCTCGCGCGCCCCGGACTCGCCGATCTTGCCGCCCCACTTGTCGGCGTTCGCCTTCATCTGGCCCGTGTAGACGATCGTCGTGCCCTCGGCGAAGAGGGCGTCCTCGCCGATCTTCAGGTCGGCGACCGTGAGCGGCCCGTGCCCGGCCGTGAAGAGGGCGTACTGGACGAGCTTGCCGTCCTCGACGGTCGTGTAGCTGGCCGCGGCGAGGGGCGGGTACAGGCGGTGCTCGCCGAGGACCTGCGGGACCGTGCCGTAGGGCGTCAGCGAGTTGCGCGAGCCCGCGATGGTGCGGCGGACGCCCTTGTCCTGCTCGTCCGGGTCCGGCACGTCGGGCGCGAAGAGCTTGTTCGCGAGGACGGACACGCCGTAGGCCACGCCCGCGGTGAGGACGGCGGCGCCGATGATCGCGAGCGTCGACGCGGTCGCGACAGTCGCGCCGGTGCCCGCCAGGAGGCTGAGGAAGAACGGGAACACGACGGCGCCGGGCCGCCGCGACACCAGGACCGTCGCGCCGCCGGGGATCGTCGTCTCGGCGAAGCGCTCCGGCTCGACCGGCACGCCGTCGATCGTGACGTGAAGCGCCTCCGGCGGCCCGCCGAGGGCCTCGACGACCTGTCCGACCGTGTGCTCGTCGCCGGGAAGCTCGAAGGTGCGCCGGTCCACCTCGAACGGCGAGAGCGCGAGGACGACGCGGGCGGACGGGATGGCGGCCAGGGCGGTCACGAGGCCCTCCGTGCGGCGATGAGGCCGCGGTGCCGGTACGGAGGCCCGATGCGCGTCAGGGCCAGCGGGCCGCGGTCGTAGCGTCCCAGCGTGACGCCGGCGGCGGACGTCGTGTGGAGCATCGTGCCGGGGCCGGTCACGATTCCGACGTGCAGCTCGTCGCCGTGCGGGCCGGGCACGCTCATCGCGAGCACGTCGCCGGGCGAGGGCTCGCCGAGGACCGGGCTCCACGGGCAGTCGGCCGCCTCGACCTGCGCGGCGAACTCGTGCGTGCGCATCGGGGCCCGCGAGCCGACGAGGGGCGGGCACTCGACGCCGAACTCGTCGCGCAGCACGGCGCAGACGAGGCCGTAGCAGTCGAAGGCGTCCGGGCCGTCCGCGCCCCAGCGGAACGGGCGGCCGAGGTAGCGGTCCGCGGCGATCATCGGTCGAAGATCCCGGGGAAGAGAAGCGGGGTGAAGTCGGTCCCGGGATACGCCTCGTCCAAAACCGGCGGGGGGTAGAGCTCCATCGTGACGGTCTGCGCGTCGTAGCTCGCGTTGCGCATCTCGAGCACCCACGACGCGAGGATCGTGTCCGGGGCGCTCTGGCGAACGATCTCGACCGTGACCGTGGCCGGAGTCGTGATCGACCGCAGCGCGGTGATGATCGTCCGGTCCACGGCGTCCACGGTGAGCGACGCGCGAGGGATCTCCTCGGCGTCCGCTGGAAGCTGGATCGAGAACCCGAGGGCCGCGTAGGTGTCGCCGCCGCTCACGACGCTCGCCCGGTCGTTCACCAGGCGGATCGTCGCGGGAAGGTCCGCGTGCTCGATCGTCAAGAGGGTGAGCCACACGCCGCTCGATCGCTGCGCGTAGAGCTCCGCCAGAGCCGCCGACGGCAGGGCGCGCGGCATGGGTTAGCTCTGCCTTTCCAGGCGCAGCACGGCCCGCCAGAGCGCGCCGCCGGGGGCGGAGCGGGGGCGCAGCGGCGTGAAGCTGGGGCGCTCCAGGAAGACGAACGTCGCCGTGCCGCCGAGAGCCGGGTCCGTCATCGTGAACGAGTCCGTGCCGCCGGACAGCGTCGTCACGTAGAACGTCTCGAAGGCGAGCAGCTCCGCGTGCTCGAACAGGACGGGCACCTGGTACTCGGCGACGCCCGTCGTGTAGCGGCGCCGGATCTTCGTCGGGCCCGTGTCGGGCTTCGTCCGAATCGACTGATCCGAGGGCGCGTAGACGAGCCCGTCGAGCAGGTGCCGCGTCGGGATCGTTCCGGGCCATGCCGCCATGACCCGAGATTCCGCCCCTGCTTAGGATTGCTACTGCCGGCGGCCGCCGTGCCGGAGCCCGTACTTGCCCGCCATCGCCTTGTCGAGGGGGCCGCCGCGGCCAATCTTCTCGGCGACGATGCGCTCGACCACGATGTCGAGCTGCGGCCCGCTGGGGCCGTCCGACTCCCGGACGCTCGCCGTCTCGCCCGGCTGGGGGTAGACGTTCACGACGGCGCGCTCGCGGCGAGGGCCTGCGCCGCCGCCGGAACCCTTGAACGCCCGCTTCCCTGTGAGCGCCCAGGCTCCGGCCGAAGCCGCGCTTGATGCGTTCGCCACGTCGGAGACGGTCGCGGCCGCGCCACCGGCCATGCTGAACGAGGAGGCGAAGCCGGAGACCGCGTTGAGCGCGAGCTGCTTCGCGATCATGGCCGCGATGTCGCGGAGGAAGCTCGCGGCGAAGTTGCGGAACGCGTCCTCTGCGCTCGCGGCCCCGGTCGCGAAGGCCGCGAACGCGTTGCTGAAGCCGTCGGCCAGCGAGTCAGCCACGAGGGCTCCCTGCTGCCCGATCGTCAGGATGCGCTGCTCCATCGTGTTCGCGAGGCCAGCGTTGAACCCACCGCCGAACGTGCCGTCGCGGATCTGCCGCTCCCGCGCCGCGGCTGCATCTCGGCGCTGCCGATCGGGGTCCTCGCGGATCTGCTTCACGCGGGCCGCGAGCTGGCGCTCCAGCTCCACCGTGTCCTCGCCGTACTCGCGGGCGCGCGCGATCAGTTCCGCGTAGCGGTCCTCGATCGCGGCGACCTCCTGGTCGGTCTGCGTGGCGTGCTCGAGCGCGAGGTCGCGCCCGAGGCCGCGCGTCGCCTCGAGCACCTGGTCGCGGACCTTTTCCAGAGCCTCCTCGCGCTCCTTCCGGGCCTTGTGCCAGGCGTCCGACTCCGCGGCCATCCCTTCGACCACCCAGGGCGGCATGGCCTCGTCGAAGCGGTCCACGTTCTGATCGGCGTCGAAAGCCTTCGCGTTCTCCTCGGCGAGCTTCGAGACGGCCTTGGCCAGGCGCTCGATCTTCGCTGCCGCCTTGTCGGCCTCCTGCTCCATTCCGGCCAGCGTGGCGGGGTCGAAGAGGTCATCCTCCGTGCCGTCGCTCTGCGCGGCGCGAATGCGGCGCATCGTCTCGACGCTCGCGCGCTCGATCGACTGCGACTGCTGCTGCAGGCCGATGCGCTCTTCCATGAGGCGGATCGACTCGCGGAGGCTCTCCTCCTGCGCGCGGAGCCCCTTGTCGTCCTGCTCGAGGAGCACGAGCCGGAGGCGGGCACGCTCGCGCTCTTCCGCGGTCGACGTGGAGCGGGCGAGGGTCAGCGTGTAGGTAGCCGCCGTGCGCGCGTTCGCGGCGAGCAGGCCCTGGATCTCCTGGAGCCTGTCGCGCTCTTGCGCGAGCTCCACGAGGGGATCGACGGCGCCGCCGGTCGCGCCGCCGCGCTTGATGCTGATCTCGGTGCGCAGCCGGCTCAGCTCCTCGCGGAGCCGCTCGGCCCGATCGCGGGCCGTCGCCATGAACGTGCTGAGCTCGGGCAGCGGACCCGAGGCGGCCTTCTCAGTCTCGGCCGTGAAGGCGCCGACCGCCGCGGTCGTGAGGCCGATCGCGAGGCCCAGCGGCGTGAACCCGCCGATCGCGAGCGAGCTGATCGCCGTGCCGATCCCCTTCACGACGGGGTTCACCTTGTCGCCCATCGCCGCGAACACCTGTGAGAACCCGCCGATGCTCGCGCTAGCGCCCTTCACGGCGTCGCCGATCTTGACGATGCCGCCCGAGATGGCGCCCGTCGCGGAGCCGCTCGACGCGGCCGTCTGCATGGCGCGGCGCGTCTCCTCGCCGAAGGAGCGGACGGCCTGGCGGCCCTTCTCCATCTCCTCCTGGAGGTTCTTCGTTGTCGCGCTGAAGGTTACGTGGACGCCACCGACCTCTGCTGCCATGGGTCACGGTCCTTTCTGCGCGTCAACGACCCCGAAGCGGGCCGCGTAAGCCACCGACCACGCCCGGAGGGCCATCTGGTCGCGGCGCGCGAGCTCGTCGGGGTCCGGGGCCTCGGTGAAGCGGGCGATCACGTCGCCGAGGCCGGGAAGGGCCTCGCGCTGGTAGCACCGCTCGACGGCCTCGGCGGCCCAGGCGTGGATGAGGGCCTCGCGCGTCATGCGCCAGTGCATCCCGTCGAGGATGTCGTCGAGCTCGCTGGGCGTGAGGTCCCAGAACTCCGCGGGCCTTACACCGGCTCGGCAGGCGCAGCGCTGGAGCTCTCGCCAGGAGGGCCCTGCGGAGCCGGCGTCGCCGCCGGCGGCGCTTTTGGGTTCTCGACGGCCCCGAGGGCGACTCCCTCACCGATGAGCATTCCGAGCCGCTGAAGCGAGAGCTCGTCGAGCAGATCGGCCGCGGGGACCGTGAGGTTGAACTTCTCGCGCCGAGCCCACTCGGTCAGGCCGATCCCGAAGATCGCTCCGGCGACCTCGAGCCCGCGGTCGTTGACCGCCATCGGGACCTCGTGCGCCTTGATCCCCAGCTCCTTCTCGATCTGCGCGAACGCGCGGAACGTGAAGCGCAGACCGTAGCGGCAGCCGTTGATCTCGAAGTGCGCGGTGCGGTCCACGGGTTAGCTCCGGGTGACGACGCCAGTCGGAGCCAGGGTGACGCGCGCCTTGCACACGTCGCCCTTCGAGGCCACGGGCGCGATGCTCTTCACGTAGGCCGAGAAGACCCACGTCGCGGTGCCCGTGTCGGTCGAGGTGATCTGGTAGTTGCGCACGGTCTGCGCCACCGCGTCCGCGGTGAGCTGTTCCTGCGTCGCGTCGGCCGAGTCGTAGAACAGGTCGAACGAGCAGTCGCCCAGAGACCCGAGCGTCGGGATCTGCTTCTTGAACGCGGACGCGGCTTCCATGTCCGTGGCGTCCACCATGTCCGTGTCGATCGACGGGAACGTGATGTTCTCGACGCCGCCGATCGTCGTGTACGTGCCCGAGGCGGGCGTCGTCTCGCGCTTGATGAGCGTGCCGAATGCCTTAGCCGCTGTCGCCATGGTGGATCTCTCCTGGTTCGAGAGAGAGATTCCGCCCCTGCTTAGCGGTCAGCTTTCGGCGTAGCTCACGAGCCAGTCGAGGGACTCGCGGAAGACGCCCGCGTCGCCGTCGTGGAGCACCTGGCGGTTCTCCAGTGTCAGCTCCTGAATCGCCTCGCCGCCGACCGTGCCAACGTAGGCCGACAGGGCGCCGCGCACGGCCTCGGCGAGCGCGCGGGCCGCGGCGTAGCCGTCCGTGCTCTGCGTGTTCTGCGCCCAGCAGTCGATCTGGATTCGGACCTGCGCAGAACCGGAGACGGCCGAGAGGGAGTAGAGCGGCTGGCCGCTGATGAGCTGGTAGGTGATGCACGGGAAGGTGGGCGTCTGCGGCATCTGCAGCGGGTAGATGCGCGGCGAGGTCGTGCCGCCGACGAGGTCGGTGACCGCCGAGACTGCGACGAGGCGGGCGCGGATCGCCTGGTCGATCACAGGAGCAGCTCCGCCTTGAACGCGAGCTTCGCGCCGCGGGAGAGCTTCCCGCGCTCGGCCTGGCGGAGGTAGCGACGCGCGACGCGGAGCACCTCGCCGTTGATCGTACCGATGAAGATCTTCGTCGACTCCTCCTTCTTCGAGTCGAAGGCAGGGCGGAGGAAGGGCTTCGCGGCCACGTGGCCGACCACGGTGCGCTTGATGATCGGGCGGTACAGGCCGCGCACGCGCAGGCGCCCGTCCCGGCCCTTCACCCGGCGTTCCTGCAGCTCGCCGCGCTCGACGACGACCCGCATATGGCCGAACTCGACGAGGTGGGCGAAGGGGGCCGTGGCGCCGACGAACACCTCGACGGGGGCCTTGCGGCCGCCGCGCCGGCGCATCTGGCTCTTGCTGAGCGACGATCGGATCGCGATCGACTCGGCCAGGTGGGGACGCTTGATGGTCTCCACCGTGCCGTCGAGGCGCTTGCGGGTGTACGTTCCGGTGCCGCGGGGCGCGCGGCGGCGGGCCTCCTCGGCGACCGGGACGAGGGCCTTCTTCGCCGCGGCGCGCAGGGAGTCCGCGGCGCCCACGGGGCCGATCTCGCGGAACATCGCCTCGAGGTCATCGAGGCCCGCGACCGACACTCCGAGGGTTGCCAGGGCCTTCGCCATGGCGGGGCCTACGGGATCTGCAGCACGGCGAGGAGGACCTCGGCGTGCTCGCCCGCCGTGTAGAGGGCGCCGTCGCTCTGCTGCCAGCCCTCGCGCTCGACGATGAAGGCGCCGTACTCGCCCGCGCCGATCGAGAACGTCGTCACGTCGCCCGAGCGGCCGTAGCGGTCGGCCACCGACGTGATCGTGATCGTGCGCGCGCCGGCGCCGCTGTTGCGCCACACGAGCAGCATCCGCGAGCCGACGAACGGCGTCGTGTTCATGTTCGACGCGTCCATGGCGGTGAACGTGACGTCGAGCAGGTTGGCGGAGATCGTGCCG